TGAAAATCTACCTCCAGTAACACAAGGATCTTTAGGTTTATCTTATGCTATTGCATATCTAACTAAAAAAGGTTATAATGTTTCTGTTCCTCTTGTTGATAATCAGAGTTATGATTTAGTTTGTGAAGTTGAAAATGAACTAAAAAAAGTTCAAGTTAAAACAACCAGATTCAAACAAAATTCCAATTATTGTGTTCAACTAAAATCAGTCAGAGCAAATCGAACTGAAAATAATATACATAAGTTTGATAATAAAGCATCTGATTATTTGCTTGCAGTTACTGAAATAGGTGATATATACTTTATCCCAACTTCTGATATTGAAGCAAAAAACTCATTATCTTTAGGACCAAAATACGAGTCTTATAAAGATAGACTATAAGGAGAGTCAATCCGATTGGTGACGGAACCGCTCTTGAAAAGCGTTGAGGTGTTAAAGCCCTTGGGCGTTCGACTCGCCCACTCTCCGTTTTAAGAATAGTTACAAATTTAACAATTAGTTCAACAGTGTTACGATATGAACACAAAAAGTTGACTTCAAAGTGACTGTGATTATTATATAGTAGTGTCACGAGGACAAACCTTATGGACCAACATACCTATGAAAATTGGGTCCGTATCAAAGAAACTTTCGAGTCTTCTGGGAACACTGATAATATGTTCTACAAGAGAGCAGTAGAAATAGTAAAGACCAGAAGAGATCCTCTTGCTAAATTTCTTGGAGATGAAAAGTGATGGAACCTCACGATGAGTTTGTCAGTCGTTCTGAAGTTCAGGAGATGATTGATGCAGCAATACGACGACACAACCGTAATGCTTCTATCATTAGCATGTGCGTTGGTTGGGTGGTTCTTGCTTTATTTGCTGAGGGACTTTTAAGACTTATAGGTGTGATCCCACCTTTACTTCCATCCCTTAAAATTACATTAAACTAATGGGGATAATTACAGAAAAAGATTTACAAGAACTCCAAAGAAGAGTTCTACAACAAAAGATAGATGAGTTATTTGAAGAACCTTCAACTTATGAGGACGAAGAAGATGAGTAATACAATATTTGCAACAATGACTATTTTTGGTATAATTGGTATCTTCATTATTTGGGAACTTAATAACGTATATCCACAATGATTTTTCATATTGTAGAAGCACTTGCATCAAATCCAATATGGTTAGGAGTGTGTGGAGCAGGCTTGACAATTGTTCCCATTCTAGGTATAATGATTATTCACCAAAATAAATAATTGTGTTAACGGGGTGTAGCGCAGTTTGGTAGCGCAACTGCTTTGGGAGCAGTGGGTCGCAGGTTCGAATCCTGCCACTCCGACCTTAATTTCATAAATTTGAATTAAATTATGCCAGAACATAATATTGCAAAACCAATAGGATATTTTGAACAAGTTATTCCTTCAGAATTGATTGATCTGATGGTAAAAGAAGTAGAATCAATGTCTCCAGAAATTTATTCTGAAGCTTTTATTGGCAATAATGATGATTCAAAACTTGTGCTGGAAGCAAGGAATTCAAAAATTTCTTGGTGGTATGAACATCACTGGGTTTCATCTATTTTCTCACACTACTTTAATAAAGTTAACCGAGAATTTTGGGAGTATGATTTGAATTATCTCACAGGTATTCAAATTACTACATACGAACCTGGAGATCATTATACTTGGCATTCTGATTATGGAACGTCTCTTGATGAAAGATATACAAGAAAATTGAGTGCATCTCTTTTAATTACCGATCCATCTGAGTATGAGGGAGGAGATCTTGAGTTCATTGATTATCATGGAAATACAATTTCTGCTCCTAGAGAAAAGGGAACTATGGTAATTTTTGATTCTAGAATTCCACATAGAGTTACTCCAGTCACTAAAGGAAAAAGGATTTCTCTAGTTGCTTGGATGATGGGACCAAAGTTAAGATAAATTATACTTGTTATGTTGCCTCCAATATTTTCAGATCCTCCTTTTAAAAAAATAAAAGTACCAGAAGATCTATACTCAAAGATTATGAATGAGTATAGATCTATGCCTTTTGATCAGATAAAAAGCGAAGTCGAATATTCACCAGAATGGGATACCTATACTGTGAGTGGAATTTCTGTTTCTTCTTCGGTTTTACCTTTTTACAATTTTTCTCAGATATCAACTTCATTGTACGATGAGTGTTACAAAATTCTTACCCCTATTCTTGAAAAATGGTGTGGATATGAATTAGAAAATACTTATGGATATGGAATTAGAAGTTATGTGAATAACTCCGTTTTGCATCTTCATAGAGACAGATACGATACTCATATTATAAGTTGTATTATCTTTGTTGATGAAAAATCCGATGAACAGTGGCCATTAGATTTTTTTGATCACAATCATGTTCATCATAAAGTGACATTTGATCCGGGAGAAATGCTACTCTACGAAAGCCTGTGTGCTCATGGTAGGTTGTCTCCATTTAAAGGTTCATATTATAGAAATATGTACTTTCATTGGAAACCAAAAATATGGCAACCCGAAGAATATTCTGACCTAAAAACAATCTTTAAGAATAAAGAAGAATATATGGAGTATTATAGATAAGTATATTTACTTTTTAATAGACTATGATGACTTGACAATCGGATCAAAATTCATTATAATCATAGCAATAAAACTAAGCAAATGGAAAAATTCACTGTAGAAGAGTTTCAATCTGACTTTGATAACTTAATAGATAGAGTAGAAAATGGAGAATCATTTCTCATAACCAGTGAACACGGTAACGCAATTATGGTTCCATATAAGGAAGTGGTACAAATCTTTGAGGATTGTATTGTGGATGAAGATATAATACGTATCCACACAGACCACGAAGAAGGTTCGTGATTTTGATGGGAGTATAGCTTAATGGTTAGAGCGCCCTGCTTATAACGGGGTAGTCTGGGTTCAACTCCCAGTACTCCTATTGCTCGTTTAGCTATCTGGTGAAAGCACCGATCTCATAAATCGGCACAGGTCGGATCGTAACCGACAACGAGCATAGGACAGATCATCTCCTGTCCATCTTGACTTTCCCAAGTCAAACCCTTATAATACTAAGGTCAACATTCAAAACAATGACTCTCAATTCCAAATTCAAGAAAGACATCCAAACTCTTCGTGGTGCAGCTAACGGTGAATTTTATCTTGATGTAAAGAATCCGAAACTTTACAAAAAAGTTCGTCGGTATTATGAAGGTGAAGGTGTAGTATTCTCTGGCGATCCTTTGGATGATTATGAGATGTTGATGGAATATGTGTATCAAGATCTGGAATCTGTAGAGGTTGCATGATGAAGGTTACACGGAAACCAACTGTTCTTATGGAACAGTTTCCATATCGATATATCCAAGTTGGCACCTTGGAAATTAACGGGAAACCAGATTGTCGTATCCAAAAGGTAGATTCTTATACTGGAAGATACCGTGATATGTATCTTTGTGACAACGAAATGCAGCTGATGACTGCTATGGAGGACTTTGAATACACTAAATGGTTAGATCCAGACAGAGTTCCTTGTTATGTTACAGACGATGAGGATGATGAGTAAATAGTCACGGATGGACTTTAACAGCACTGGTCGGGAGCAAAACCCCTTATGTCTAGATCTGATCTACTTCGTTGGATTGGAAATATTCTCCTCATAATTGGTTATCAAACTATGCTATGGGGAGAATTTAAATATGGTTTAATGATAAAAGTTATTGGGGGATTACTCACAGTTCCTTTTGCAATTAAACTAAAACTTTGGGATGTATTATTCTTATGTGCATTCTTTGGTATTACCGAGATATCAAAGTTAACCCAACTTTTCCTAGTTAATTAAACTAGGTGGTGGAGTCAATATGACCCCTTAGGTTTCTTGCCATTCCTTCAAAAGGCAAGTGGTGCGGATGGAGGTTACTCCCGCCGAGTTTCTTGTTTTCTCGTAATCAAAACAAGTGGCGAGCCTGAGTTTATAGAGAGGGGTTTACATGACCCCTCTTTTTTTGTATAATAGATAGTACAGAGATTATTAGTTCTTTATGAGTCAATATGTAAAGAAAGCACTGGTGCTTGGTGCTGGTGGTTTTATTGGAAGTCACATGGTCAAAAGACTGCGAGCAGAAGGTTATTGGGTTCGTGGTGTAGATCTTAAGATGCCAGAGTTCTCAAAGACTGAAGCAAATGAATTTGTTGTTGGTGATTTGAGAGATGTTAATTTTGTAGAACGAGTTATTCAATATAAGGGTGATCGTGGTAACTTCTACAACTTTGTTCCCTCACGATATCTTCAAGCATTTGATGAGATCTATCAGTTTGCTGCTGATATGGGTGGAGCAGGTTTTGTATTCACGGGTGAGAATGATGCAGACATCATGCACAACTCTGTATCCATCAACCTTAATGTTCTTGAGTCGGTAAGAAAGTTCAATGATTTTCTTGGTAAGAATGTAACCAAGATCTTTTATTCTGGTTCTGCTTGTATGTATCCTGAGCATAACCAACTTGATCCAGACAATCCTGATTGTCGTGAAGAGTCCGCATATCCAGCTAACCCAGATTCCGAATATGGTTGGGAAAAACTCTTTTCAGAAAGGCTTTACTTTGCTTATCATCGCAACTATGGTATTCCTGTACGTGTTGCTCGATACCACAATATTTTTGGACCAGAAGGTACTTGGACTGGTGGTAGGGAAAAGGCACCTGCAGCTATCTGTAGGAAGGTAGCAGAACTACCTGTTGTTGGTGGAACTATCGAAGTATGGGGTGATGGTGAACAGACACGTTCTTTCCTCTTTATCGATGAATGTATTGAAGCAACTCGTCGTATGATGGATTCTAATTTCATCGGTCCAGTCAATATTGGATCTGAAGAAATGGTAACTATCAATCAACTTGTAGATACTGTTTCTAAAGTTGCTGGTATTCCTGTGAAGAGACAACATAAACTTGATGCTCCTCTTGGTGTTCGTGGTCGCAATAGTAACAACGATGTAATCAGAAAAGAGTTAGGATGGGACTACTCCATGACTCTTGAAGAGGGAATCTCTAAAACTTATGCATGGATTAAAGAACAAGTAAACGCAACTATCTGATTGTCATGAACCGTATTACAAATTATTCAGAACTTGAAACTCGTATTGTTTCTTGGTTAAAAGATTACGCATTAGAAAATAACATCAAATCATTTGTGATTGGTGTATCTGGAGGTATTGATTCCGCAGTATCATCAACACTTGCCGCTAAAACAGGTCTTCCTGTTTATGCTATTGGAATGCCAATTCACCAGAAGGAACAACAAGAAACCCTTTCAGATGCCCATCTTGAGTGGCTTCAAACCAACTTTAGTAATGTGATCGTTGATAAGTTTGATCTTACAAAAGTATTTGAGACATTTAAGTTCTCAATGAAAGAGTTTGGTACGAATACTCACGCACTTGCCAATACTCGTTCCCGTATTCGTATGGTGACTCTCTATCAGGTCGCTACATCTGTTGGTGGTATTGTTGTAGGAACTGGTAATAAAGTTGAAGATTATGGTGTAGGATTTTATACTAAATATGGTGACGGTGGAGTTGATATCGCTCCTATCGCAGATCTCTATAAGACTGAGGTTTGGGAACTTGGTAGGCATTTTGGTGTAGATCAACGCATTATTGATGCCTCTCCCACTGATGGTTTATGGGATGATGGAAGAACTGATGAAGATCAAATCGGTGCTTCTTACGCTGAACTAGAAGAAGCTATGGAAACTGGATCAGGTCCAGGACTCGAAGCACTTATTAAGTTCAGTCAAATGAATCAACATAAAATGAATCCTATTCCTACATTCAAACTATGAAAATTGGCGTAATTGGTGCTGGTAGACTTGGTATTTGTTTTGCCCTGTTGTGTGAGGCAGCAGGGTATGATGTTCTCGTTTCGGATATCCGAGAGGATTATGTAAACGATTTGAACGAAAGAAAGATCAAGACACATGAACCAGAAGTAGAAAATCTTCTTAAGGTTGCTACAAACTTCAGAGCAACTACAAATAACAAAGAGGTTATTGATGAGTGTGATCTCATCTATACTCTTGTTGCAACTCCATCTCTTGAGGATGGATCTTATGATGTCTCTGCTGTATGGCAAGTCGTTGGTGATTTTCAAGATGTAACTACGAAAAAATATTTTGTAGTTGGATGTACGACTAATCCTGGTGATTGTGATAACTTTAGAAAGCAACTTCCGAGTAATGTGAAGGTTTTCTATAATCCAGAATTTATTGCACAAGGATCGATCATTAATGATCTCCGTACTGCTGATATGGTTTTACTTGGAGCAGATCCTTTCGCAGATAACGATAAAGTTATTTCTGATATTAGAAAGTTGTATGAACGAATTCAAACAACTCGTGCAATTGTGTGTTCTATGTCTACAACTGCAGCTGAGATTACTAAGATTGCCATTAACTGTTTCTTAACTACTAAGATCAGTTATGCAAATATGCTTGGTGATGTTCTTCATCATGCTGGTTGTGGAGATGAAGTTAGTTCTGTTCTGACTGCAGTTGGAACTGATGGTCGTATTGGTAGAAAGTATCTCGGTTACGGATTCGGATATGGTGGTCCATGTCTTCCCCGTGATAATAGATCCTTTGCTGCATTTGCTAAGAAGGTTGGATTGGATTATAATCTTGGTACAGTAACTGATGAGATCAATAATCAACATGCAAAGTTTGTATGTGATTACTTTGAAAAAATGAATGCAAATAAGAAACCTTTTTACTTTGATTCCATTACTTATAAAAAGGGAACTGATATCCTCACAGAAAGTCAGCAATATCGTTTGTGTTTAGATCTTCTTGATCGAGGACATACTGTTTATATTCTTAATGATAAGAAAGTTACTGATCAGATCTATGATTATATTACAACTTCTTATGGTGAACGAGTTAAGTTTGTAGATAATCAAGAGAACATTACTGAACCATACTTTGTAGTAAACCTATGATTGGATATAATCGGTTAGGGGTAAATGGGAGATTTGGAAATCAACTCTTCCAATATGCTGCTCTTCGTGGAATTGCATCAAAACATGGATATGAATGGTGTATTCCTGAGGATAGTGCAAGGACTGCAAACTATGGAATACATCATCCATTCAAACTCAAACATCTAAAGAATGTTGGTGTTGTGCCTTATCCTACTCGGGATGAGGCTCATTTTCATTTTGATGAGGATCTCCTTAATACCTTCCAAGATAATATGAACTTAGATGGGTATCTTCAAAGTGAAAAGTATTTCAAACATATTGAAGATGAGATCCGTGAAGACTTTGAGTTTATTGATGATATTCAAAAACCCTGTAGAGAATTTATAGATCAATTTGGAAAGGTTATCTTTCTCCATGTTCGTCGTGGGGATAATGTAGGTAGAGAACATCTTCATCCAGTTCCAACATTTGATTATTACTCAAAAGCACTTGAGTATTTTGATGATGACTGTATGGTTCTTATTTGTAGTGATGATGTTACTTGGTGTAAGGAACAAGAGTTTTTCTCTGGTGAGAGGTTCCTAATTAACGAGAGTGTAGAACAATATTCTCACAAGTGTATGGAAGGTGATGGTGTTTACAGAAACTCATTTATCCCTTATACTGACTTGTGTTTGATGAGTTTGTGTAATGGTGCTATCATTTCACCTAGCACTTTAAGTTGGTGGGGAGCTTGGTTACAAAATCCTCGCACAAATCCTGTAGTTGCACCAGATCCTTGGTTTGGTCCTCAACTATTAAAAGATAACGATACGAAAGATTTACTTCCCGATGATTGGATTAAACTATCTTGGTAGAATGGGACAACTGGGAAACCAGATGTTCCAATATGCTGCTGTAAAAGGAGTTGCTAGAAATAGAGGATATCAATTTACTATTCCTCAACATGATAATGCCGTTAAGGATTCTTTGGGAAATACTCTTAGGATTGAGTTGTTTGATGCCTTTGATATTCAACCTGATAGTGTTGGATTTCTTCTAGCAGATGCTGCTCGTAGTGAAGTTGATTTTTCCTTTGATGAGGACCTCTTTACTAAGTGTCCAGATGGAGTTTCTCTAGTTGGATACTTTCAAAGTGAAAAGTATTTCAAACATATTGAAGATGATATCCGAAAAGATTTCACCTTTAAGAAAGAGTATTATGATGCCTGTGAAGAAGCAAAACCTTTACTGGATAATCCTATCGCTTTACACATTCGTAGAGGTGATTTCTTAATCAACTCTGGAAACCACTATAATCTTTCTATCAGTTATTATGAGAATGCTCTAAAAGAATTTGATTCTGATAGGCAAGTGGTTATATTTTCTGATGATCCGAAGTGGTGTAAACAACAAAAACTATTTGAAAACGATAGGTTCTTAGTTGCAGAAACAGGTCATCCATATGTTGATATGTGTCTAATGACCCTGTGTTCTGATTACATTATTGCAAACTCTACATTCTCTTGGTGGGGAGCTTGGTTATCTCAGAACAAGAATAAAACTGTTATCTATCCCGATAAATGGTTTGGTCCCAATAATATAGATAAATCTACTAAAGATTTGTTCCCTGAAGAATGGAGAATGGTTAATGAAAACTGACTTAAAGAATACTACTTTTATTATTCCTCTAAGGATTGATACTGGAGACAGACTTCGTAATGTAATTCTTACAACTTCATATCTTCTTCATCACTTTGATACGAATGTAATCATTAAAGAGGTTGACTCTGAACATAGGTTTGAGGAGTATGCATTACCCATCATAAAAAGATTAGTTGATGTCAGTAATCTTCGTCATATCTTTGAGGAAGAAACTAGAACTGATGATTCTTTTCACAGAACAAAAGTTCTTAATGACATGGTGATGGAGGCTTCTACTGAGATTGTAGTTAACTACGATACTGATATCATTCTCCCATTAGATTCTTATACTCAAGCAGTTGAAATGATTCAGGGAAAATATGATGTGGTATATCCATATCGATTCGGTAATCATGGAGAAAGAAAGGTAAATATTGGATTTACAATTGAAACCCAAGAGGATATGGATAATTTTGAGAGTAATGATTTTGTTTCCAGATTTATCGGAACAGGATATGACTCAACTTGTTTTGATGACAGGTTCTTTTATTATCCCAGTAATCAAGGATTGGGTTGGGCTGAGTATGGAATGGTTCAGTTCTTCAATCGTCAAGTTTATATTGATGGATATCTTGAGAATGAAGGATTCATCGCTTATGCTCCAGAAGATGTAGAGAGACATCACAGATGGAAAGTTTTGGGTTCTAATATTGGTAGAGTTGATAACCATGCATACCACCTGGAACATCAAAGAACCCAAAACTCTTGGTATCATAATCCCCATATGCAAAAGAATAATGAGTTGTGGGAATACTTAAAGAATCTTACAAAGGATCAACTAATTGAATATTATGAAAGTCAGGAATATGTGAAGGAGAGAATCAAATGACTTGGCATCTTGTAACTTATGCAGATGATAAGTTTGCAGAACAACAAAAGTTTCTTCATCAAACTCATAATGAAGGTTTTGTTCATCATCCATTCAACAGAGAGAATCTAGAAAAGACGGATTTTTATCAGAATAATAAACAGATTCTTGATGAATCTACAGGTGCAGGGTGGTGGATTTGGAAACCTTATTTCATCCTTGATGTGATGAAATCTGCAAGTGATGGTGACTTTATTATCTACTGTGACTGTGGAGATATGTTCTCTCCAGGACTGAAATCATATGTTGAGTCAACAGTTTCTGATGATAAGTGTCTACTTCTTGTAGGAAATAATCTTAATGGACATTATACAAAAAGAGATTGTTTAATTAAGATGAATTGTGATGAAGAAGATTATCATAATTCCAATCAGTTGGAAGTTGGATTCATGGTGTGGAAAGTATGTCAAGAATCTATTGATATAGTTTCTGAGTGGTTAAACTATTGTACTGATTACCAAATTATCAATAACGAACCCAGTGTTCTTGGCGAAGAGTTACCTGGATTTGTTTCTCATAGGAACGATCAAAGTGTTTTGACTAATCTTGCTATTCGTGACGGTCTTACTGTAGGTGGGCAAGAATATAGAAATTATGTTGAGTGTGATTATGATTATTGGTATGAAAGAGGATCGAGAGGTTATGGTAGAGAAATTGATTCATTCTTAATGAGTATTAAAAATGCATAGTATAGTTCTCACAGTTCACAATAAAGAGTGGTTAATTGATAAGGTTATTGAAGGTATTATTCTGAATACCACAGAACCTTATGAACTTATTGTTGTCATTGATGGATGCACTGATAACTCAGAAAAAGTTATCTGGGATACTCTCAGTGGAACTCCAGTTGATAGGAAGTTCATTTACGCTCCAGACGTATTTGAAACTACTGCCAATAATCTTGGAATGAAGATTGCAAAGGGTGATAAGATTATTATTGTTCAAGATGATATGATTATCAAGGAGAAAGGTTGGAATGTTAGAATGGAGAAACCTTTCAAAGCATTTGATGATGTCTTTGCAGTAACCTCAAGAACTGCTCATAATTGGGTATTCAATACTAATACCCAACACCTTGGAATGAAAGAAGATCTTGATACTTGTTGGTGTGATATTGTGGATCATGTTGATCATGCAGATAGAAAACAAGGACTTCCACGAGATGTATTTGCAGTTCGTTGTTCAGTCAATCGTGGTCCTTTGATGATTGACCATGAAGATCTTAAAAAACTAAACTATCTTGACGAAGCATTTGCTCCTCAGGATATGGATGATCACGATCTTTGTTATCGTGCTTATAAGGATCTTGGTAAGGTAGTTGGTGCATATTGGATTGATTATGAAAGTGAAGATTCTTGGGGAGGAACCAGAGTTGAAACTGGATCTCCTGCTCCTTGGCTTCTAAAAGCACATCATAAGAATACAAAGATCTTTTATGACCGTCATAAGGATCTAATAAATACACGAAGGATTATTGAAAATAGGGAATTGGTTTAATGAAAATTGATATGGATCGTTGGCAAATTGCCCAAGATACAGAATTTACACATCATCAAGATCTTAGATTAGAAGCATATAGTCATGCATCTATGATTATTGCAAAATATCTTGAGATTGATTACGAAGAAGATTTTAAAGATAAAGTTATTGTAGAAGTTGGTGGTGGTCCAAGAGGATCTATTCTTCATACCAAAGGAAATTTTAAGAGAGGTATTTTGATTGAACCTCTGATTGATCGTTGGCCTGCTGAGATTAGAAAGGACTATGAAGATATTGGAGTAGAGATTATTGCCGCTCCTTATGAGGACTTAGAGATTGATGAACAGATTGATGAAACATGGTTCTTTAATGTCATTCAACACGTAATTGATCCTAAAGAGCAATTAGAAATTGCAAAAAGAACATCTAAAGTGATTCGTGTTTTTGAAAGTGTTGGAAGTGTTGTTGATACTGCTCATCCTCACTTGATTACAAACGAAACATTCACTGAAGTTCTTGGTGACTTTGGTAAGACTTTTAGAGGTGGATCCGAAAGTGGATTTCATAGTGCTGATTGTTATTATGGAACTTGGTATGCGTCTGATAACGTTTAGTCTTTTTGGAGATAATCCTCTCTATTGTGTTGGTGCAGTAGAAAACGCAAGACTTGCAAAGGAAATCTATCCTGATTGGATTGTAAGATTTTATGTTGCCGAAGATGTTCCTGAGGAGTATGTTTGGAAACTTAAAGATTATGATGCTGAGGTCTTTATCTGTCGTAGAAATAATTCTTATGATGGTTTGAACTGGAGGTTTAGACCTTTTATTGATGACTGTGTAGACTTCTGGATTAGTAGAGATTGTGATAGTCGATTGAGTTGGAGAGAACGTAGAGCGGTTGATGAGTGGATGCAATCTGATAAGTCTTTTCACTTAATGAGAGATTGTCATAATCATGGATATACGATTATGGCAGGAATGTTTGGAGTAAATAATAAACTCTTTCATGAACGATATGGTAAGATTGATCTAGACAATCCATCATCAATTAATCGGGAAGATGATCAGAAGGTTCTTCACAATCTAATCTGGCCCGCAATTAAGTTTGATCATCTATGCCATGATCACTGGAGACACTCTAAAGTCGCTGGACAACCAACTTATCAACCTGGAGATCATGTGAGTTGGGAAAGTGCATATGGTGTTGGTCTGATCAATTATGTTGAAAGAGAAGTTTATAATCAACTTCGAGAAATTTATCCAACACATCAAGATAGTCGTCCATTTCCAGAACATGAACCTATGGAATATGGAATATTCGTTGGACAAATCATAGATGAAAATAATAAACCGAAAATTAATACTGATGTTCGTTGGGAATATGAGTTGAGAGGATTGTTTTATGAGTAAGTTTCATGTGATTGGATCCGGTGCTTGTGGATTCTTAAGGATCCATTACATGCTTAAAAACTATATTCCATTAAAGTATAAAGGTGGCGGTCCTAAGTATCAGAATAGTTTTGAGACTTGGAATGATAATGGATTGATTTGGGATTCTGAGTCTTTATCTAAAGAGGAAAGACTAAGAAGAGTTTCTCTACACGACACCACTACGAATATCACTCATTCATATCTTAAGTATGTTCCAGAGTTTCTAGAACTTCATCCAGATATGAGATTTTTATGCTTAAGGGGAAGAAGAGAACATTCAATCAAATCTCTTGCAACTTCTTGGGGATATCGTAATCCTTGTTATGTAAAGGATAGAACTCTTGGACTTGGACATAATCGTTACGCTGTTGATCAATTTCCAGATCTAAGTGATTCTAAAGATGAGTTTGAATCAACAGAAAGATATTGGGATGAGTATTATCGTATTGCAAATGAATTGCAAGAAAAGTATACTGACAACTTCTTGATCGTTGACTCTTCAGAATTCTTTTACAACACTGAGTATCAATTGAATGCATTCAGAAGAGTTGATATTAATATTGATTTGGATAAAGGTGGAGTAAAGGCACAACAGATACCAGTTGACTTTAATGAATTTTCAATTAGTACGACTTTACATGGCGGACTTGGAAACAATCTTTTCCAAATGGCAGAAGTAATTTCTTTCTGTAAGAAGTTTGATTTACCTGAACCAAAGTTTGGAACTTGGGACTTATGGAATGGTGGTGGTAAGTATCCATCATCTTATAATTCTGATAAACTCTTAGGTGGGCATGATGGATCTCATAGGGACATTACCTCTTGTTTTCCAAACTTAAACTGGCAAGGAAATCTTGAAGCAAACTTTGATACTAAGTTTGTTGTAAATGATATGTTCCGATTTTCTACATCAGAGAATCTTGATTATGTGAGAGAGAAATTATCTGTAGGAACTCAGACAAGACCAAACACAGTTTCACTTCATCTGAGATTTTGCACAAGACCAGCTGATGACCATGTAAATGGTTATGTTGATGATGAGTTTTATGAAAAAGCTTTGATGATGGTTCCTGAGAATTCTACTGTTTATATCTTCTCTGATGATAATAAAATGGCAAGAAATAAACTCAGTTGGTTCCGACAAAATTTTAGTCAGAACTTTGAGATATTTGTTGGTGATGCTTTTCAATCACTGAAGAAGATGGTAGAATGTGAGTATCATATTTTGCATGTATCTACCTTTAGTTTTTGGTCAGCATTTTTAGATCCAAATCAACCAAATGACAAGGTAATTTATCCAAAATCATTTACTCAAACTCATAGTGACAATATGATTCCATATAAAGAGTGGCAGATATTATGAACTGTATCCTTTATCTTGTGAGATCTTCTGACCAAGATGTAGAAGATTTTAATAAGTCCTTAAGATTAGTAGAGGAAAATCTTCTACCATATACTAATAGTACTGATGTATTGGTATTTTGTGAAGAATCTTTTGAGGAATATAAATCTAAGGTTGAGACAAACTTAAATCTTAGATACGAAACAATTGAGTTTAAGGTTCCTGATTATCCTCAAGAAATTCTAGATCAGATCCCAGAGTTCTTCCCACATCCAACTCATGGCAATGGACCTGTAGCTTGGGGACATCCAGGTTTCTCCATGGGATATCGTCACATGTGTAGATTTTTCTCTGGGGAACTCTATAATAATGGTGTTATAAAAGAGTATGATTACTATCTAAGACTCGATACAGATTCTTTTATACACACTCCACTTAACTATGATATCTTTAAGTGGGCAGAAGAAGTTGGATGTTATTATGGATATATTGAACCAGCCATTCAAAAAGATAATCCAAAGGTGATTGAAGGACTTTGGAAAACAGTCAACGAATTAATACCTGAAAACTTTATTGAAGAAGGTATGATGTTCTACACTAACTTTGAGTTGGGTAAAGTATCCTGGTTCTTGACAAGTGAGTACATGAGATTTTATAATGAGTTGGATAAAACTGGTGGATTTTATACTAAGAGATGGGGTGATGCTCCAGTCAAATATATTGGTATAAATCTTCTTATGGAACCAGAACATATCATTCCAGTACAAGGTTTTACATATCAGCACGGTGCAGTTTATACAGTATAATGGACAAAAACAAATCAACATTTAAACTTAAAAACTTCGGGCCCATTTATTATCTTAATCTTGATGGACAACCAGAGAGAAGAGAGTATATGGAAGACCAGTTTAAGTACTGGGAGATTGAAAACTATACTCGTATCTCTGCATATGATGGTAGGGAAGATGACCTGAGTGATATTATCAAGGGTAGATATCCTGAGATGATGTCTTCTGGGGAAATTGGTTGTGTTACATCTCACCTGAAAGCTATCAAATACTGGTATGAAACTTCTGATAGTCCTTATGCTATCATTATGGAAGATGACTGCAACTTGGATCTTGTAAAGTTTTGGAACTTTACTTGGGATGATTTTTACTGCCGCATTCCTTATGATTGGGATGTGGTTCAGATTGCTATTATCTGCACCGGAGATATTCATGTGAAAGTTCACAAGAGATTTGTAAATGAATTTTCCACTGCTTGTTATATCATCACTCGTCACCACGCCGAAAAACTTTTAAATCTTCATGTTCGAGGAGATAAGTATAAGCTCGATAATGGAGTCAAACCTCGTCCAGTTGCTGATGATTTGATTTACAACTCTGGCAACACTTACAGTGTTCCTCTTCTTCTTTATAGGATTGAGTTAGGTTCTTCTATTCATCCAGAACATATTGATGCATTCCATCGTGGAAACTATGATGGTCAAATGAACTTCTGGTCTCAGAAAGGTGCTCAATTATCTGTAGAAGAATTGATGGACTATGATCCCTATCTAGGAAGAGTTGTAGAGAGTACCGTAAACACTTGACACCCATCTGGTTTCCCCTTATACTAAATAAGTACTTAAGAATTCAGTTGTAATTCTTAACATTTGTCCTATAGTACAAACAAAAAACAAATCTATGAAATTCTTTCAACAACTGATGCTTGCACCTGTTGCTCTGGGAATGGTTGCTCCTGCTGCGACGGCAGCTGACCTTAATATGAACGGGGTCAACCAATATTCTTCAGATCAGGTTACAAGTGTTACTCAATTCTCTGATGTACGTCCTACTGATTGGGCATATCAGGCACTCAGCAACCTCGTAGAGCGTTATGGTTGCGTTGCTGGTTATCCTAACGGAACTTTTGCAGGTGGTCGTGCTCTGAGTCGTTATGAAGCTGCTGCACTTCTGAATGCATGTCTTGATCGTGTAACTGAAGTTACTGATGAACTCAAGCGTCTTACCAATGAATTTGCTACTGAACTCGCAACTCTTCGTGGTCGTGTAGACAAACTGGAAGCACAAGTCGGTGAACTTGAAGCAACCCAGTTCTCCACCACTACCAAACTGCGCGGTGAAGCAAACTTTGTTCTGGGTGGTGTAGATGATTACCGCACTAAGGGTGGTGACACAACTCGTACCGCATTCAACTACGATCTGCGTCTGAACCTGGATACCTCATTCACTGGTAAGGATCTACTCCGTACCCGTCTGCGTTCATCCAACTTCAGTGGTGATCCTTTCGGTTCCAGTTCTTCAATCTTCAAGCTGGATAAAGCAGACAACACCACCAGCGAAGTTGGTAATAACGTAGTTATCGACCGTCTGTATTATTCATTCCCTGCTTTCAATAACAAAGCAACTATTACTGCTGGTGCTGCTGTTCGTAACACTGAAATCGCTTGGGTTCCTTCAGCATATGAATCCAAGATCCTTGACTTCTTCCAAGTAGCAGGTGCTCCTGGTGTTTATAACAAGGCAAC